TAACTATAAAAATGTTCATTTGTTTATCCTTACGCTGTCTGGGCTTGCATTGTTACTGTCAAATCATACGCAGGATAAGCCACGCCGCCTACTAAAGCTTCTGTAGGCCTACCGTCCGTAACGCCCACATTAGCACCCAGCACTAGCGAAGCCAGGTTAAGTAAACTGCGTTGGGCGTCTAAGTTGCCTGGCCCTAAAGTTATGACCCGCACGGGAAACGACATTTTTACTATGTTGGCGTTAAACGCTTCGAAGCTTGGCGCGTCAATAAAAGCGCACGGCGGCACAAGGTTTCGCGGGTCGTTCACTACTTGTAAACCTGTTACCGCTGAAAGCGTCGCAGTCAAATTAGTTAGCGACGTGTTAAACAGATCGGTAAAGTTTTGGGGCATTAGGCGACCGCTGGCCTATCGACGCCTAACAGTTGTTTAATCATTGGCGACAAACCAAAACTGTTGCCAGTACCTAAACCGTCAAACGACGCAAAATCTTGTACGCCGCCGCGCTGCCGATACAACGCGCCCCCATACATAATTGAACCTAATTTAACTGCTTCATTCGGTACGGTCGTTAAACTTTCGTTTTTGTAACCTGCCTCGCGCCTTCTGGCGTAACAAAAATTGTTCGAAGCTGCCGCGCATTGTGTTAAAAATGCTGTATCGGCTGCCGTCGCTGTGCCAATGCCTAGCCAGTCTTCTATTTGTGTTGCTGTTATCCACGTACAAACTGGCGTAGTGGTTACAGTGCCTGACGCTGCAACTATGTTTACGTTGTCAGCGGTTTTAGCAAATAAAACTTGGTTAGTTATTGGTCTTTCAATGTCGTATAAAAAGAAACCTTCTATATCGACGCCGTTAAAATAATATTGTGGCAACGCGGCAACGGTATAAGTACCGTTAAACGTAGCGTCGACGCCTGCGATAGTTACGCTTTGCCCTACTTCTAACGGGTCAGCGTTTGTAACAAGTACAACTACTGCGTAGTTATCGGTTAAATATTTTTGTTTGACCGAATAGACGGCCATAGCTGGCCTTCTTTCTGATCGTTAAACGAACTTGACGAACTTAGTAGCGTCTGCCATAAACGCGGCTGCGTAGCCTCTGAAGGCAATAGTGCGGCCAAGTGTTGCTGGTACGTCTACCGAAATTGCGCCTTTTTGCTGTTCGTAGAATTCAAAGCCTGCGGCTGGGCCTGCAGCGTGGCCCATAAATGAACCTGGCGCGTTTTTATCCACTACAAGCACAAGGCCTAGCGGGTTGCCGTTCCAAGTGTTAGCGGCTGCGTTACCTGCAGCGTTTTGGCCCATAAGGTTTGGCGCGCCTGTGTACGGGAATACTGGTCGGTTTGCGTCGTCTACTGATGACGAAAGCGCCGCCCAACTAGCTGGCGTAACGAACATATGACTAGGCAAATAGTTTGTATTTGCGCTAATTTGCCGTGCGCCTTCATAAATTGCAGCTACCCAATCAGCACCTACTGCAGTGTCTGCAACAGATGAAGTTTGTGTAATTGCAGCGTGGCAAGTATCGACAGCGTAGTTGTCCGTTGCTTGACCGTAAGCGATAGCTAATTGGTTCAAAATAATGTCGATACTGGCTGGGTCTGACCAGTCCAAATCTTGTTCGGACACGGTAACAAACGTTCCAAAACTTAATTTAGAAATATCCGTGTTAGACACTTGGACAGTTGAAGCGTTCAACGTGTCAAACTGATCTGTTTGTTGTGCAACTACTGGACGTACAGTAATTTTTGGACGGCGAAACGTCGCACCAGCTTGCGGCATAGCGCGAGTACCAATAGCGGTAACAAATGGTCTGATCGGGTTAAGCCCGTCATAAACCGAACCGACAATAATTTCTGGCAAAATGCCTGGTGTGCTGTCAGTGTTAATAAATGGTGCTGCGCCTGGCGCAGCTTCAATTCGTGCCGCGTTAATGTTTGCGTTAAGTTGTGCAAAATCTGAACCGCCGCGCACATAGCTAGCGATATATTCAGACGTCGAAGGCAAACGAAGTTTTTTTGGCTGTGCGTAAACCGTGTGTACGGCTGCGGCTTCGATTACTTGCGGAATTTCTGTTGGCTGTGTCATTTCTGTTACCTCTGGTTCTGGGTCTTGTTTACTATTTAACACTACTTCGGGTTCTGGTTGGTGGATACTTGCAGCAACGCGATCTACTTTAGCCGCCTCGAAAGCGCCAAAAGGTAGAAGGCTTAGCTCTTGCCAATCGGCCTTAGTAATAATCATTGTGCCAGCTTCGTCAAAACTAAATTCAATAGGCAAAATACCAACAGACAAACTATCTAAAACGCCGTCTTTTGCAAGTTGTAACGCTTCGTCGCCCGCGCGAGTTTCGCTAATGCGGGCTTCAAATAGCACCGTATCGCCTACCTGTTCGCGGCTTTGCACTATGCCTATGGGCTGGGTACTGTCGTGGTAAAGATACATTTTTGGTTTCTTGCCTTCAAGCGGTAAAGAACCATTAGCAAACTTTACTTTTTGGCCGTCAGATACTACGGCTTCAACGTCATATTGAACCGCTACGCCCGCCAACGTTCTACGGGGCAGCTTTTCGCCAGCGGGCGCAGCGTCTAAATTTAAATCTTGCGGCACTAATCTAATCATTGTTTATATCTACCGTTTCTTCTTCGGCTTTTTCTGGTTGCATTTTTTCTTGTTGTTCTAAATAACTTTCAATGTCGAAGCGTACTACTGTTCCGCGCGGCAGTACGTTATTTGCGCTTAGCGTTTCTTGTATGCAGTCGATATATGGTTTGACGCCAAAAGTATAAAGATCGCGTGAAGCTTCAGCGCTACTAACGTAACTGTAATTTCCAATGCTGACGGAAACTAAGTACGCGGGGACGTTCGCAATTCTCGCTATCTCTTTTGCCTGGTACTCTGCAGCGTCGATTAACAGCATTTTGTCGGGCGTTGCCATATTTGGTATTACTTCGACAAATTCATTTACAGCGCTTGTAGCAGAAGCAAAACGTGCTTCGTCGTAGGCAGCGGCTAAATCGCGTAATTCTTGCGCTGACATAGGTTCGCCGCCAGTTTGGCGAAGGGTAACGGCTGGCTGCAAACTACTAGCGTTTCGATTACGGGCCTGTTCTAGTTTTAATGCTGTATCTACTGAAGTAGCGCCAGTAAAAATTAGGCCTTGAATTGGGCTAAGAAACTGCACTAAATCTTCGTGGTTAATTGGTAAACCTTGAAACAAAACTTGTTTAGACGGGCCGAACCATACGCCGTTAGTTGCTGCCTGGTCTTGTGTTGTAACTATTGCAGCTGGCAGACGTGTAAACGAACTTGGATAACCTGTTGATTTGTCGCGTTCGGTAATATACCAAAAAGCCCGACCGTAAAATAAAAGATCGTCAAGTGTAAATGAAAGTATAAAATTATTTGTTACGCTTTTGTCGATACGGCCTAGCCAACTGCGCGGGGCTTCTGGTACTAATTCAATTTCTTCGCCGTTCCAAATTTCTTTATACATTTTTAACGGCAAGCAACCAATAACAGAAGCCATAAGGTCTCTTGATCTTGAAATGGTCGGTACTTGCATAAAACGCTGTCTAATGCTTCCGTCTGAATAAGCGTAAAAATTACCGATCTGCGAAGCGCCAGCATTACTACCAGTTCGACTAGACGCACTACCAGCGGCAGCCTTAACTATTGTTGCTGGTTCTGGTTTGCGCGTAAATAATGCCATTTGTTTAGTATGCCACACTTTATAAAAGTTTTGGTGGTAGGTAGCCGCCGCAGTCGCCCTACGAGAAAGAAAAGAAACTCGACGGCTACCCGCAAACTATGTTAGCCGTTTACTAAAACTATATTTGCCTTTTTTGGCTGACGATAAGCGGTTTACCTATTGTGGCTGGTTTGCTGACCATAGCTACAGCGAACACTAAACAGCGTGCTAATTCGATAGGGCCTGGGCTACGCAAACTAGACAAAGAAATTGACCCCTGGTTTTTTATCGCTACTGCCCGTTCTACGTGTTGGGCTAAAAGTGTGCTGCCGTCGTGCCGTATTTTGCCTTCTAAAATTGCTGCCCTAGCGCCTACCGTCCAGCGTTGCAGTTCACGATTACCGACAATAGACGCCCGCCGTTCAAACTTTGTTGGTAAAGACATTTCAAAAGCTGGCGTAATAAGTAACCGTGTAGTTTGATCTTCACAAGCGTTTTCTACAGCTTGCCAACAATCAGCCAACGTATCCTTAACAAACTCAACGGCCAACTGTATTTGGCCTTTGCTGTTCATAGCGGCTCTGACGCCTACGTAACGCGCTTCGTCTTGGCTTTGTTCTATGGCTAAAACGCCGCCTTTAGGCATTGGGTCAGCTGTTACTAGCTTGTCAAAAACGCCAGGCTGTAGCCAGCCGTTAGCGCTAGCCGTCCAAAGATTTACCGAACTGCGTAAAAAAGCGTTACGGTTTGGCTGTTCAGCTTCTGACGCAATCACGTCCAAAGTTAATGTGCTACCTACAGCGGGGTTAGCTTTTATCCAAGCTTCTGGCGTTAAAGGGTCAATATCGCTACTTGGTGAATATTCGGCAAAGTAAAGCGAAGTCGTTTTCTTTTCGTCTATCGCCCGTAAACCTTGTTCACGCCATTTTTGCATTTCGCGGCTACTTTCGTCGCCAGCGGTCGAAGTCATAAACAACAAAGGACTTTTACGGGTACGCATAGTAGGCAACAAACCTACGCTTACGCTGTCTGGCGAAACCGCCCAAAGTTCATCTATGCACACTAGATCGGCTGTTAATCCGTGGAACGAAGTTGGGGTAGCGGCACGAACTAGCCAGCGTGTACCGTCTGGCAAATTGGCTTCGTTACGGCCTACCGCCCAAGTCAAAATTGCGCCGAACTCTTTTTCTAACTTTGGGGCGACAGCGTTAAACAATTCAATAGCTAGGTCTAAACGGTGCGCTGTAGTAATAATCGTTTGGGGTCTGCCTCGAAGCTTTGGCATAACCGTAGCCCAATAACCAACTATGGCAGCTAACAAAATGCTTTTACCGTTTTGTCTAGCGACACTAACTAGGCCTTGCCTATGCAATAAATCGCCGTCTGCGTTATGACTAAGCAAACCGCTAGCGACGTAATACTGCCAGTCCATAAGATCAACGTTTAAAAAATCTTTAGCCCAAACTTTTACGCCGTCAGCAAAATAGCGGCCGTCCCGATTACAAACAGTTTCTAAACGCGGCTTCCAAACGTCTGTATAAATATTCACTGTTTCGACTGGTTGCCTTCTGTCGTCATCTGGCCAGTTCGCGCTAGTTACGGCCAGTTCAGAAACCAAACCGCTAGTTTCAGCCATTTTAAATAAGAAAATAGAAGCGTCGGGGGCAGGAAGGTTCGGTAAAAAAAACGGGTTATCTGTTTTGTGTTGTATATCTATACATTTGTTTGTATAAACGGTTTTTGGGTTTGCGTTTATTGTTGGTGCTAGTTCGTAAATGCTTTTGCGTTTTAGGTTTCCGTATCGTGCGCCGCGTGAACTGTTGCAGGGTTTACAAGCAGCGACTAAATTATCTAAGCCGTTTACGCCTGGCGTACCAGTTGGCCAGCGGTCGGTCTCGATTAAGTGATCGGCTGTAGTGGCTTGTCTACTGTTGCACCAATGGCATAAGGGTTTGTCTTTTAGTAGGCGTTGTCTGTTTGTTTTGAATTCTGTTTTGCTTCTGGCTTGGGCGTTTAGGCTGCGTTTGTTTTGTTGGTCTGGGTTGTGTGTTCTGCGTTTCTTGCCTTGTGTCATAGTCTCACGCGCCTACGGCTTGTGCTGACGCGGCGCTGTTGCGCCTTGTCCTAGTTTGTGTTGGCTGGCTAGGTAGACGGGCTGAAGTTTGTTGGTTTGTTTTGTTTTCATAACGTTTTTGTGTTGTGTGTAAAGCCTAGTTTGAAATGCCCCCCGCTGTTACGCCTCGCGCAGCACCCATAACTTTATTCGTTAGCCAGGCCCTGTATCACTACAACGCCTTCTACCCGCGTTACCGCGTTTTATACCAACCGCGCTGCTACACGCTTAGGCCTAGTGTGATCGTTATTTAGTTGTCTTTAATTTCGGATAACTTTAGCGCGTCTATAACTTTCGATATATCGTTTTTAGTTAAATCACCTGTCGTATGTATTTGGCGTTTAAGCACGTTGGTGCAATACTCTTTAAGTTTGTCGCCCGTAATGCCCTGACCATTAGCTAACGCCCGCATTAACCCAAGTTGTTTAGTGCTGGGCGCTGTTTGGTGCGTTACTTCGGGAAAAGGTACTTCTGTATCGTGTAACGGTTTAACTGTCGCTAAATGTGTTTGTTGACGGCTTTGGGCTGCTTCAACTTCATCACGGCTAGCTATTGCT